GGGCAGTGCAGTCATAAAAGTGTTTCAAGACGATCACGGTAAATCAACAGGAGACAAAGTACGCTTTAGAAATACAGAGGCTTTTGATGGATTTACCACCGGAACGCTACAGGACCCTGATGGCTACTCAATAACCAAAGTAGATGATGATACGTATACATTTATTGCTGTTTCAGGAACAGGAACAGTTGGAGCCAGAGGAGGTGGTCCTTTTGTCGCGGTAGGACCTGCACAAGCCTTATTGCCTTTGAATCCATTTAGGAGTGGAGCTTCTGGAGCAAATACAGTAATCTCTGTTACAGAATTTAAACACAATAGGACCACAGGAGATACCGTGCGTTTTAGATCTACAAAAGCTTTCGATGGTGTAACAACAGCCGTGCTTGAAAGTGCAAGTGGGTATACAATAACGGTTGTGGACACAAATGAATATAGCTTTACTTCAACCGGTACTGCAACCACAGGGGATGAAACCGGTGGGGGTAGTACAGCAACAGCAGGACCAGTATCGTGAGTTTTACTTATAGTGGACTAAAAACAGCAATACAGAATTATGTAGATAGTTCTGAGACTACTTTTGTTGATTCATTAGACACGATTATTAAGCAAGCTGAAGAACGTATTCTTAAAAATGTTTGGTTGGACAATTTTAGAAAAAATGTAACAGGAAGCGCATCAGCCGATACTCCCTATTTGGGAATGCCTTCAGATTTCTTGGCACCCTTTAGTTTGGCTGTTATATCCAGTAATACCTATTATTACTTGTTATTAAAACAAGTTAGCTTTATGCGTTCTTATAAACCAACAACATCTGGTTCGGTTACAGGACGTCCGAAATATTATGCTGAATTTGACAGCGATAGTTTTATTTTGGCTCCGACACCAGACGCTACATATACTTTTGAACTACACTATTTTTATAGACCCGCATCACTGACAGGTGCTGGGGACAGTGGAACCACATGGCTTTCTGATAATGCAACTAATTGCTTGCTTTACGGTTCCCTGGTAGAGGCAGCTACATTTTTAAAATTAGATCCAAATGAGATAGCTAATTTTGAACAACGTTTCCAAGATGCCCTTGGTAGATTGAGAAATACTTCTGAAGGAGCAGGCACCCAAAGCCAATATAGATACGACCAAGTTCGTATTCCCACCACATGAAGCCAATACCAGAACTAGAAGGCAAGAATATAGCCATTATTGCCATGGGTAATAGTCAGTTGGATTATCATAAAATGATTACACACAGTAAGACATTTGATGAGGTGTGGGCGATTAACGCCATGATTGGAGTTTTGAAAAAAGTGGATAGAGCTTTTATATTAGATCCCGTCAGTCGTTTTTTTGATACAGGAGATGCGGGGAATATGACGGTAATGATGAGGGAGACTTTACCCGTTGTTGATTATCCTATTTACACCTGTGAATTAGATAAACGAGTACCTGCTTTAATTGAATATCCAATAAAAGAAGTAATCACAGATTTACATTGCGGATACTTTAATAATACTATTTCTTATGCGATTGCTTTTGCTCTATGGAACAAGGTTGGTGGCATTAGTATGTTTGGAGCGGACTTTACTTACAAAGGGAACCTTTATTTTGCAGAACAAGGACGTGGTTGCTGTGAATTTTGGTTGGCTAAATGTATGGATGAAGGTATTATTGTCCAAGTAGCTTTGACGTCTGGACTTTTGGATGCTGATATACCAATTCAAGAAAAGTTGTATGGGTATCATCGATTAGAAGATCCTTTTGTTACTTATACAATTGATAATGAAATAAATATTTGTAGGTGGTCAGAAGTTGAAAAGCAACAAGCTATTCCTATAGGATTAGTGGGAAGGCACGACGGACAAGTACAAGAAGGAATTGTGGAGCCTGAAAAATACTGATGTTTTCATTTGAATCAGATTCAAAAATTGGAAATCTCGGTGTTACCACAACGAATAACAGAGGGCACACGATAGAGGAAGTGGCGGATATGGCCACAAAGAAAATAGTCTCTGTCAGTGATGAAGCCCCTGCGCCCATTAGGGATCAAGCACATGCTTTTGAAAAAGTATGCAAAAAGGTGATTGCGTATTATATGCAACAAGCGGTTAATAACCACATTTGTACGATATGCAATTTATTAGAGAAACAAGGTCATAAGGACCTAGCTACTATTATTAGGAGACTATAATGGCGATAACACAAGCGATGTGTACTAGCTTTAAAAGCCAATTGATGACAGCTACACATAATTTTGCAACCAACGGTAATACGTTTAAGTTAGCTTTATATACCAGTTCAGCTACTATGAGTGCTTCCACTACAGCTTATAGTACGAACCAAGAAGCGACAGGTACCAATTACACAGCAAAAGGAGGGACTTTAACTAAAGTAGCTCCTACTACATCTGGAACAACTGCGTTCACGGATTTTGCTGATTTAACTTTTGGTACAGCTACTGTAACGGCAAGAGGATGTATGATTTTCAACGACACGGCTTCAGGAGATCCTGCGGTTGCGGTTTTTGATTTTGGGGGAGATAAAACCTCTACGGCTGGAAGCTTTACCATCACATTTCCCACTGCTGATGCAAGTAACGCTGTTATTAGAATAGCGTAAAGTTAGCCAATGGCTAATATAACTGGCTGGGGCAGGGGCACTTGGGGTCAACTGACCTGGGGCGAGCCTATACCTGTTGAAATAACAGGATTGGCTGGTACAGGAGCAGTTGGCACAATTGTTGTGTCTATCCCTATTTCCGTATCCCTTAGTGGATTAGCGGGAACGTCAGCTGTAGGAAGTGTTGTAGCTACAGGTGCTGCTAATATAACTGAGACAGGTTTAGGTGGTGTTGGAGCGGTAACTTCTATTTCTAGTGTAACTGGAACAGCGAACGTCCCTGAAACCGGGGTAGCTGGAACAGGAGCGGTAGGTACATTAGCCACTACAGGAGCAGCATTACAGGGAGTTACAGGACAAGCTGGTACAACTGCGCAAGGTGATGAAACCGTTACTGGAGACTGTAATCAAGCATTAACTACAACAGTTGGAACAGGTGCAGTTGGTAGTGTAAGTACAGTAACAGCTAATACGTTTCAGATAGTTGGAGATATACCCGCAACAGGAGTTGTTAATGGTACATTTGGATTTAATTTAGATGCCAACATAACTCTAACAGGGCAATATGGAACGGGTGAAATAACCCTGTTAACTGTTTGGGGACTTATAGATGATAGCCAAGATCCTAATTGGACCGAAATTGCTGCTTAATATTTTAATGAATTCATATATAATGAAATTGGAGATAAATAAATGGCAACTTATGTAAATGATTTAAGACTTAAAGAAATAGCCACAGGTGCTGAGTCTGGAACGTGGGGAACATCCACAAATACTAATTTAGAACTTATAGGAGAGGCCTTTAGTTATGGCACAGAAGCTGTTTTTGACAGTGATGCTAATAAAACAGCTACTATAGCGGATGGGTCAACTGATCCGTTTAGAGCTTTATACGTTAAAGTAACAGGAAGTGCTACGTTAAGCACAACCCGTGTACTTACCATAGCACCTAATACAGTTTCTAAACTATATATAATAGAAAACGCTACTACAGGGTCACAAATTATAACCATTAAACAAGGTTCAGGTGCTACGGTTAATATTGCTAACGGTGCGGTAAAAATGGTTTATTTAGACGGAGGCGGTAGTGGCGCAGTAGTTACGGATGCGTTAGTTGATTTAGATTTAACGGGTACTACTACTATGGCTGCTGTAGATATTAATGGCGGTGCTGTAGATGGAGTTACTTTAGGAACTAATTCTGCGGTTACTCAAGCGGTAATTGATGATGTAAATATTAATGGTGCCACTATTGGTCATACGTCCGACACGGATTTAATGACTGTAGCTAGTGGTGTTTTAACGGTTGCTGGAGAAGTTTCGATGACCACCTTAGACATAGGTGGTACAAATGTTACGGCGACAGCAGCAGAATTGAATTATTCTGATGGTGTGACATCAAACATACAGACCCAACTTGATGCAGGAACCACAGTAGGTAAAGCTATCGCTATGGCGATGGTATTTGGATAAATTTAGGAGAAAAAGATGGCAAATCCCAATCTAGTAAATGTTGCAACAATTACAGGTGAAAGTGTTTGTGGTGCATTAACCACGACAACTACTACCGATTTAGTAACTGCTGCTTCTGAGACACTTGTTAAAATTAATAGCGTAGTTATTGCTAATATTGATGGCACTAACTCAGCTACAGTGACAATGGGTGTAATTAAGAGTGGTGGTTCTGTTGTACATTTTGCTTCCACGATTGCTGTTCCAGCAGACGCAACGCTAGTTCTTGTTGATAAGAACTGGGGTTTGTATTTGGAAGAGGGTGATTTAATCGAAGGCGGAGCAAGTGCTAACAGTGACTTAAATTACTTTATTTCATACGAAATACTTAATGACGCATAGGAGAAATAATTATGGCTCACTTTGCAGAATTAAATTCTAGTAATGTTGTATTACAAATTGTTGTAATATCAAATGATGAGGTAGACGCTAACGGTGGAGATTTATCTGCCGATGCAGAAACATTTGTTGGAACTATAGTTCCTCACACATCAGGCGGTACTGCTTGGAAACAAACCTCGTACAATAATAATTTTAGAAAGCAATATGCTGGTATGGGTTATAGTTATGATGCAACTAATAATGTATTCATTGAACCAAAACCCTATGCTTCATGGACTTTAAACGGCAGTTTTGATTGGCAAGCTCCAGTTACCTATCCTTCTGTAACACAAATAGGAGGAGAAGAAGCATTGATTAGATGGGATGAAACCAACCAAAAATGGTTAGCGACTGAAGATGATAAAGATTATGAGTGGAATACAGGTACTTCTGCGTGGGATGAAGTCTAATGGGGTGGGCAAGTAATGGTGGTATAATCGGTCCTGATAACGACCTATTTGTTCAGTCCAGTAGCAAAAGAACCACTTTTAATTCAAGCGGTACTTTTACCGCAGCTCCTCTTAGCACAACCACTAATGTAAGTGTTTTAGTCGTTGCTGGTGGTGGTGGAAGTGCCTATGAAAGAAGTGGAGGCGGTGGAGCTGGTGGTTATAGAGAACCTTCTACCCAACCTGTTCCAGCTTCTCCTCTCCCTGTTACTGTAGGTGCTGGCGGAGCAGCTAAGACCAGTCCGAGTTCACCAGAAATAGGTAATCAGGGTTCAGATTCAGTTTTTGCCACAACTAGTAATCCAGTTACTTCAGAAGGCGGTGGTTATGGGGCTAAGGGTGCCGATGGAGGTGATGGTGGTTCTGGTGGTGGTTCAAGTTATCCACAAGACAATAATTCTGGAGGGGCTGGTAATACTCCTCCTGTATCTCCCCCACAAGGTTTTTTAGGTAATTGTGGAGATGATCTCCCCGGTTCAAACGAAATATGTGGTGGCGGTGGTGGTGCTGGTGCAGCTGGTGTGTTTGGTTATAACGATGGTAATTTGGTTCCAGTTCGGGGTACTGGAGGTACTGGTAGACCTTCAAACGCTTCAGGTTCAGATGTAACGTATGGCGGAGGCGGAGGCGGAGGCGGTCAAGTTGGCGCTCCAGCTCCTGGTGCTTTTGCTGGTGGTTCTGGTGGCGGTGG